TTCGCCAATCCAGAACACGGTATTATCGAGAATGCAGGGCGAAAACGTTGGGCCGTTGCCTTCTTCGAGCATGATTCCGCCAATCACATCGAACACATTATCCGAGCCGGTGTCCTGATAGGGTTGAGCATGTCTTTCCCCGAAAATCCACAGTTCGCGATGCAGAACCGCGATCGATGTGCAGTTCTCAGCGAAGACCGACACTTCGTTGACTTGAAGCCCCGGCCATGTATTGCCGTCGAGAATCCCTGAGACTTGAAACTTGTTCGTGTTCGCGAGTAAAACCACGAAATAGCCATCTGAATAGACCACTTGCAGGGGAGTGCCTGCCATGCTTGCAGTGACGTTCGTCAACACATTGGTTGCAAGCGTGTAGCAATAGGCATGCCCTGCCGAAACGATCAGCAGTTCGATGGTCGATGCTGCAATTGAGACTGCTTTTCCATCATTGGCCACGGTTCCGCGAATATCGAACGTTCCATCCGCGTGCAATTCGCAGAGTTTCGTTCCTGCTACGCGAAAACACCGGCCATTGATCCAGATGCCCTGACTGCGGACGGGCGACTCGGGCAAAGTGCAGAATAATGACGTTCCGGGCGTGCGAATCAGCGAAGGACAGCTATCAGCTGCGCTCCCGCCATAGACTTTAAGCGGCGCGACCCCAGATTTTCCCTCGCGCGTCTCCTGAAACCAATTGATAGTTTCTTCGTCCGCGACGTTGGTGGAGACTGCGGTATATGAGCCACCGACTAGGCCAAACCTCACTTGGGCTCCTCAATCTTCCAGCCAATACGAAGCAAGCCGTCCAGCTCCAACTGCGTGCGTGCAGTCAGAACCTTGGGCGGCTTGCCTTCGCGGGGCCAATAAACCTTGCAGGGGACATTAGGCATGGTTGCTTTGGAGGGAAAAGCTGGTCAGAACCGGAACCGGCGCCGGGATGGTGACGATGTATTGCAATTCGGCGCTGAGCGCGAGTCCCTCGGCGGTGGTAAAGCTGGCTTTCACGTTGTCGGTTCCATCGGCTACGGCAGTAACGACACCGTTGGCGTCCACGGTGGCCGCTGCTGAGTTGTCGCTTTCATAGGTTGCGGTAGGGATCGTGCCGGTGAAGGGCTGGCCGAACTGATCCAACGCGACGATGACGGTTTGGTCGGTTTCTCCGACTGCAGTGAGAGTGATGGGGCCGGGATTCATGGGAATTCCTTTCGAGAGAAGTTGGATGGTTGCGAGATAAGGTGGCGCGTCTTCTGCCGCGATCACAGAGAGAAGCTGAACGATGTGGCGGTTTTGAAGAATCTGAATTTGGCCCTGCTCGAGCAAATCGCAGGTCAGGATAATCAGTTCCTTCAGCAGGTCTTCGGTGCCTTCGTGATGTTTATGGCTCATTGTTAAAATCCCATTCCGAACAGATCGGCGCGGTAATTCCATCCATTCGGCTGCGAAATCAGATCGGAACGAAGAGTCAAATCCGGAGCGTTCATCGTCTTGACGCGCGCTAGAGACTCAGCGGCAATCGCCACAACCTCCGGACGCAAGGTAGCTTGATATTCAGGTGCCAATCGCACAGCGAGGTTATAGCGAAACGCCTCCGCATAGCCGGGAGGGAAGGAAAGGATGGTCTGGAATGTCGAAGGAATCCCCAAGCCCTGCCAGCTATAGATTCTGACCGTGTTCCCGGATGTGCTGGGAATAGGCCACATATTCAGCGAACGTAACGGGAAGTCTCCGGTGTCGTAGCAGAGCAAAGGAAACGACCCTGTAACGTTCTTAACCGGGACTTTGGTCTGCCAATCCTCTACCGAGTAAAGGTTCATCGGAACTTCGATGGGATTGCTTGGATTATTCAGCAGGATCGCGCTCATCGCGTCAATCCTTGCAGGTCGGTTGGTGTCGAAGTCTCCCCCGGGCCCTAACGTATAAACCTGTTGCCCGCCAACCAGCGCATAGTCGGCGGTGCTCGCGGTGTAGATGGCTAGACGATCCGCATTCCATGCATCCAGCATCTGATCGAGAACGTCTAGGCCATCGCTCGCATCGTCACCCGAGACCGATTCTCCCCCAGCTTTCGCACCGATCAGCCGCAAAGCTCCTTCGATGACATTCAAGGCCGTCTGGCTTATCGAATTGTCGTTGGTCGATGGAGAGACGTTCGGTACAGGCGTGGTGATGATGTCGCCCGTTACCTGGTCGACGATCAGTGAATATCGATTGCCTGCCTGGTCTGTGACGATCAAGGCCATTGGTTATCTCCCCTTCAGCGGGACATAGGGCTTAGGCGGTTCGGGCGGCTTCTTTTCATTCAGCAGTGCGAGTTGCAGAGCAATCTCTTTCATCCACGCATTTGAACTGAGATCGGTTGCCATCGTTCGCTTGATTTCTTCAGATGTCACGCTTCGCTGCCCCCAGGTTGCCTTAATAGAAACTGATGCAGATTTCCTTCATAAACCTTGTCTTTGGCGTGATGATCAATGCTCAGGTTTGGCACGATCCAGATATCACCGCATTTCTCTTTCCATCTGCGGGCAAATGAGTAGTCTTCGCCCCACCAGATTCGTTCATGAACGCCGTGATTGAAGAGGTCGACAGAGAGGTGGTACATCGGGCCATAACAAAGCTCTGGATAGGCAACCATGAAGCTGTCAACTGCCTCTTTGGTGATCTTGAGAAAGCCTGCGGGAACGAGCTTGGCTGAGATACATCCATCTGCTCTGCATTTGGGAGTAAAGTTCGCGTTCGTCTCCCATGTGCCCATATAGAACTCTTCTGTTGGTCCGTCCTCGGTCTTGCATCGGTAGGTTCCTGCAACTACATCGCCTTCCGTTTCGATAAGCTTGAGCAAGTCTTCGGGCGCCCAGGAAACGTCGTAATCCAGAAACACGATGACGTCTGCTTTAGCGTCGAGAGCCGCGCGGAGCATGTTCGCTCTTGCGGCTGAGATGTATGGACACGCCTGCTGGGCGGCATAACCATGTTCCCAGCCGGCCGCTTCAATGAGCGGGAGAGATGCCCTGATCGCATCAAAGTAAGGCGCAATTGGCGAATCTAATGCCGGAGTGCAGAAAACAACTTTCTTACTCAATCGTGCTATCCTTTGGGATATGGATGATACTAGCGTGGAAGTGTGGGCACCTGTTGAGGGTTTCCCGAATACTGAAGTGTCCAATTTGGGGCGCTTGCGATCTCTATTCAGAGGCCAGTGCAAAATCCGAAGTCAAATCAATCACGAGTGCGGGTATCTAACCGTTGGACTGCAATGCGGAGAATTCAAGCAGAGAAAACGCGTTCACATTCTCGTTGCCGAGGCTTTCATTGGTCCGAATCCTGGCGGGCTAGATGTGAACCACAAAGATGGAGTGAAAACGAACAACCGTTGGGACAATTTGGAGTACATGACGAGATCGGAGAACTGTAAGCATGGATTCCGCCTCGGATTGTCCTATACGCCATTTAGAGAGCGCGGCGAGAAGCATTGCCGGGCTGTGCTGAAGGATTCCGACGTGAGAGCCATGCGAGCAGAATATGCGAATGGCGTCTCACGCCGAGATCTAGCAACTAAATATGGGATCAGCTATTACACCGTCTGGGACATAACCAAGATGCGTACCTGGACCCATATCTAGTTGATTATAACTAACTTCCGCCTTTCCAAAGTCCCAAACCCGTCAGCGTTGCGGTTACTTCCACGATCCATGCCGTGAGGCTGGCTGCGATGGAAATGTTGGACGAAACCGATACCACAGATGCCGCCTGGATTGCCGCCGCCCGCTGTGCTACCGGGGTTGCGCCGTAGAAGCTGATGAGATCCGTTGCCGACTGCCCGAGAGCTGTGCCAGCCGCGTTCGCATCGCTGAGTTGTCTGCCGATTGCCATAGAATTTTCTCCAATCTCAAAAATAGGAGGGCCGAAGCCCTCCCTTGGGTTACTGAGCGATAACGCGAACTGCCAACTCGGGGCGAAGGGTCTTGTAGCCATACAGAACGTCGATTCTGCAAGGTACATTGTCGTTCACGATGTCGTACTGGCGAGCAATACGCATCGAAATGCCGTCCATGACCTGACGTGAGCCCCATGTGCCGAACTTTGAAACATCGATCAGATCGGCAGAAACGAAGGTGAACGCTTCGGGATGGAAGAATACCGACTGGCTCAAGAGAGCAGAAGCGGCGCCAAGTTTGACGACCGTCAAGCCAGCACCCACAGCGGTAACATTCTGCCCTGCTCCGGTTGTGACGGGGGTTGGAGAAACGGTGATGTTTCCCGCTCCACCGGCATAATCGGCAAGCACAACGAACTGTTGCAGGAATCCGCGATCAGCCTTGGTTTCCGGATCCACCGCATCCACTGTCGAGAAGGTGAGGATGTCACCCTTCTTCAGCGTGTTCGCGCCTGCAGCCAGAACCACCGTAGCGCTTCCGCTGGTCAGGGTTGCGGTGTAACCGCTTGTGGCCGCCGTGGAGCCCGACTGGAAGGAGTTCAGCACCGTATTTTCATAGGTGTCGAACCCATTCACGCGCCCGATCTTGCCCATCAGGTAAGGTCTGGACACAGACTCCTGCGGATTAAAGAAACCCTTGATGGCGTCGAGGAATGAAACCACGTGCCCGGGAGTCATGGTTCCGCAGCGTTCGGTTGGCGGTGCAAGATACAGGTTAAGGATTTTGCGCGCGTTGGCGATGTCCTTGTAAGACAAGGCAGCCGCGCTGTCGTCGACCGCGTTGTAGACATCGAGAACCATCGAGAGAGCGTCAGCTTCAATCTGCGTTGCCAGCACAGACATAGCCGGCTGAAGATAGCGCTTCGAGAACTCATCAATGGTGAGGGTGAGGTCTTTCGAGCTGAAGAATGTATCAACGCCCTTTTGCGTCGAGACAGTCAGCACTTGGCTGGTTTCGGTCGTGTCCTGCACCTGGAGAACCGCGCCGGTACGAACCGTGTACTTATTCGGCATGCGGATGGTGAGCGAAGGGCCGATCTTGCCGGAAGGCGCTACATCAGCGTTGGCGAACTGGCTGTCGTACTGCTTGTTAATGTTGCCGATAAAGTTGAGGTTAGCGTGCAGGATACGCAACGCTTCCTTTGTGATGATGGTGGGTGAAAGAAGAGAATTGGCCACAGAAGGCTCCTAGAACGCCCTCAGCCCAGACCGACCTGCTTATTGCGTTGCCGCATCCACTCGTCGTTCGAAAGGCTATCGTCGCTCACGTCGAAGGCGCCACGTGCCGGCCCGTTATTGACAGGTTTAGGCGGCGGTGGAGCGCTGGTTTGCTTCTTCTCAGGAGCCTTGAACTTTCCATCTTCGCCGCGTACCGGAGTTTCCTTCGGCTTGGCGAGCTCTTCCGCAATCAGACTTTCAACCTTGGCAACGTACCGGATCGCCTTGTTCGGATTTGCCTTTGCCATCTCCACAAACTTCGCGAGTTCCGCGTCATCTGAGCCGATGGTGTAAAGCACGTCCGCTAGATAATCCGAGTCGTTGATAATCCCCAGAACCTGAAGGGGGATCAGCGGTGCACCCTTGTCGCTGATGATTTTCGAGAGAAAGGATTCCTTGATCTCATCGAAATTCTCGTAGCGATTGCGGGCTTCACTGACCTTCGATTCCAGGGCTTGCTTTTCGGCGTTTACTCGCGTTTCGATGCCTTTGAAGTGATCTCTCACATCCAAAAGATGGTCGGCCATCGCTGCATTCGCGTCTTCATAACTGGCATCGGGGTGCGTTTTCGCATATTCCTCGATAAAAGCTGAAGGCTTGAATACTTGACGATATTCTTGATAGTTCTGCGGCTGTCTGGGCGCCTGCGCGGTTGACGAGTCCGATTGCGTCGGTTTCGCGGCTGCTTCCAGCTTCCGTTCTAATTCCTTGGTTTTCGCGAGTAGCTGCTTAATGCGCTTTTCGGCTGGTGTCTCTTTTTGCGGTGGATCCTGAGGCTTATCCGGGTCCGAATCCGGTGCAAGTTTAGGCTCAACGCCT